AGCAATGGCGTTTTTATAGCCGATTGATTTGCGAGTAACGCGCGTTAGTTTGTGTTCGCCGATATTGCTTTCATTTTCGGCACAATCCTCAATAATCTGTTTTAGCATCAAATCCGATAAATCTTGCGATGCTTTGATTTCTGCTTTGAGTTTTAAATACTGCTCAACTCGATACGATGTCATATCATTTTCGATAGTGTCATGACGTGATTTTAAATGCACTTGATTTTGCAATTCTTCGAGAAATTCATCGTAAAACGCGCGTAGTTGCGGCAGGATTTCATTTACATATTTTGGATTGTAATTAACGTAATCCAATCTGTAGTCGTGTGTGTTCCACTGAAAAAAGTCACAGAATAGCTTTTTAGTAACAAACATTTGAATCTGAACCTGTGCGTAATAATGCGGTTGTTCTTCAATAGACTTAAAAACAGGGCTTGTATCGTTACGCAATGAAAAAGGGCATTTAAATTCTACAATGCCGCGTCCATCATCAATAAAGCCGTCTGGACTTGCACCTAGCCACAATTCATGCGTGTGAAATCCTGTTGTTTCAACGATGTTGCCTGTTTTAAGTTGGTAATCAGTACGAGCTAAATGTTCATTCATATTGCCATATTCAGTTGCAACATTACCAACAAACTCACTTAATGCGCCGTGCCATTCACGCACCATCGAGCGCATAACGTCTTGACGCTTGCGAAATGGTGATAAACCTAAAATCGCCCCGACATTTGAAGCTGTTATACGTCCGATACGTGCATTAAACCAATCGTCACTGCCTTGTTGTAATTCTGTTGTATTTTCCATTGCCATAATCCTAAAAAGTTAAGTAAATGCACAATCCTTGTGCGTGAATCCTGTTTAAGCGTGATTAAAATGGAATTTCGTCAAGGTCGTTTGCTTCTGGCATTTGTGCTGCAGTTAGCGGTTGTGGTGCTGGTGCTGCTTGCTGTGAACGCGGTGAAACTTTGCTAATCCAGTTACCGCTTTTGTCGTTAAACTCCCACACCATAACCTTGATTAACATTGGCTTGTTGAGTAATGCAAACAACGCGCCGTCTGTTGGACGTTCGCCACTTGCAACCAATTTTCCACCCGTTGCGTTTTGGTCGATCGCTGCAAACATCTTGATTGCGTTATCAAGTTTTTTGCTGTCGGTTTCCATTAACTGGATTTTTTGAAATACAACACGGTTAGCGTATTGAGACGGTTTTGTCACTTGCCATTTAGCGTTAATGTAGCTTTTGCCTTCGTAGCTAGTCCAACCACACTCAACAATCATTGCCTCGCAGGTTGTGTTATCAGGAATTAAAGCATTTCCGCCTAATTCGACTTCACCTGTGCTTTTTACCGCTTCGCCCGTTGATAATTTAAAGAAACTCATTTTATTCTCCGATGTTGTTTAAAAATTGTGATAAAGGATTGATACCGAATTGCACGGTTAAATCGTCCGCGATGCCCATGCGGTTTTTTGAGATGCTGCTAGCTGCGCTGGTGCATTGCAAAATACGTTCTCCGCTGCTACGCGCTTTTGACTTTTTGTTATCGTCTGTCATGACAAATGTTTCAAGTCGTAAGAATCCAACCAAATCAACGTCATCTACATAATGCGCTACGCTTTGCTTATTCATTTTTAAGCCGAAACGATTGTGTGCTGGTGCGTCTGGAAGGTCGATTGTTTCAATGTCGGCGTGACCAATAAACACGATATTCATGTTTTTCTTTTCAACCAAAATGCCGCAAGCGTTTCTGATTCTTTGGTGGTAATTGCTTAGGATTTGATAGCCTGCACCATAACCACCACCAGCTTTTGCAAGTGCTTTGTTGTCGAATTGGTTTGTACCTGATTTGCTGCTACCTTGTACGATTTCTTCAATAAAGATTCTTTCTGCTTTCGTGATGCTGTCTATTACTAGCGTTTTGTAGTCATGATCTTCACTAATTAACGCCATTAGCTGTGACGTTGCGTCATTGAATGAATGCGCCACTGGGAATGCGTCAGGGCGGATTGCGTTTGGAATGGACTGCATACCATCTTCAAACCGAATGAAAATAGGTTTTGGAAATGTCGCTGCGAGGTTTGTTTTGCCAATACCTGCGCCGCCATAAATTGTGAACAGCTTGAACTTGTCAGCTGGTTTTGAAATTGTGTTTAACATAAATACTCCGATTGGTTAAGTTGTGCAGCTCACTGGCTACGGTTAAAAATTATACTTAAAAAAATAGGAAAGTAAATATATTTTTAAATTTATTTTATTTTATATTTATTTGCTATATTATGCGCCTACTTTTTAACCAATAAGAGAAAAACAAAATGCTCACATTAGACGAAGTTCGAGAAAAATTAAAGCCGTTCAAATTAACCGAAGTGGCAAAAGCAACGCGCATTGATTACATGAGATTGTTTCAAACAATCAAAGGAACGCGCCCTGCTTATTATGACGATGTTAAAAAACTTTCTGACTACTTGGAGGCGTTATGATTGCTGCGGGTTTATTTGATGCAATGCTTGATGCTGGTTTTAATCCGCCAAATAACACTGATGGAGAAATAACACGTTTTAGCACCAATGGAAAAACACACAACAAAGACGGATGGTTAGTTGTTTTTGATGACAGTGGCGCGTGTTTTGGTTGCTGGCGCGAAGGCACTCGATTTACTTGGAGTGATAAATCAAAGTTTGAAACTATGACGCAACAAGAGCGTGATGCTTTTGAGTTCAAACGACGTATGGCAATGCAACAAGCTGAATTTGAGCGTGAGCAACGTCAAAACTTTGCAGCTAGTGAATCACTAGAAGAATGGCAAAACGCGCCTGTGTGTGAATCACACGCCTATTTAGAGCGTAAATCTGTTGCCGCGTGTGAAAATTTGCGCGTAGGTTTAGACGGGCGGTTGATTGTGCCAGTTTTTGAATCGAGTGAAAAAATCCAATCGCTGCAATACATTGATAGCGAAGGGAAAAAGCAATTTAAAACCGATGGCAAAATGAAAGGCGGATTTTTTGTTGTGGGTGATATTGGCGCGGATTGCTATTTATGCGAAGGATTGGCAACTGCTTTAACAATCAATTCTGCAACTGGCAAAGGTGTTATTGTTGCGTTCAGTGCTTCAAATATGCCAGTTGTTTATGAGAAATTCAAAACTCATAACGTCACAGTTTGCGCCGATAATGACGCGCATGGCGTAGGCTTGAAATACGCTAACGAATGCAAAGGCGCAAAGGTTGTTTATCCGCCTGTTATTGGGCAGGATTTTAACGATATTGGAATTGAAGGCTGCAAGGCGTTCTTTGGTGTTGATAAAAACAAAGATAAGCCTTTTTTAGTTCCCGTATCTGAAATAATGAACAATGTCACGCCGCCTAATTGGTTAATGAAAGGCTGGATTGAGTACGCAAGTATGGGAATTATTTTTGGTGAGAGTGGCGCGGGTAAATCATTATTCACACTCGATTGGGCTTTTTGTATGGCAAACGGTTTAGATTGGCACGGCAACAAAATAAAGCAATGCAGCCACGTTTTGTATATCGCTGGTGAAGGCGGACGCGGCTTTGCAATGAGAATTCAAGCGTTACAACAAAAATACGAAATGAAAACAAAGGATAACATATTTTTTTCAAGCCGTAGCGTTGATTTGCTTGATAAAAAATCAGCTCAACAAATAATTGATAGCGTTGCATCAATGGAATTAAAGCCTGCATGGATTGTTATCGACACACTTCACAGAAACATGAACGGCGATGAAAATAGCGCGGCTGATATTGCATTGTTTTTGGATTCGCTTGAGGTGTTGCGTGATTTATACGGTTGTGCTGTTTATCCAGTGCATCACAGTGGATTATCTGATAAAGGGCGCGTGCGTGGTAGTAGCTCAATTAAGGGCGGTATGGATGCCGAGTATTGCGTCACGAAAGGCAATGATTTTGAAGTTACAATCACTTGCACCAAAATGAAGGACGCACCAAAACCACCGCCGATAAAAATGATTATTACACCTGTTGACTTAGAAGGCGATTGCTGGACAGATACAGATACGGGAT